TTATGTATTTTTCTTATTTTGTCGCTCTTGTTTTCGTTTTTTAAAGCGAGCAACCATATCTTCAACTGTGTCCATAATGACCTGTTGCTGTTCCGGATCGAGATCTTCGAAACCTTTTAAACCGTCATAGAAAGCAATATTTATATTGGAGTCGTCAGTAGCTCCCGTTTTAAATGAAGGATCGTCTGTATGACCCAAAAGATAATCAGAAGAAACCTGCATCGCTTTAGAAAGAAGCGCAATATGGGTAGAGTCGGGAGTTGTGTATTCTCTTTCCCAGTTTGATATGACTTGAGGAGAAACATTAACCTTTTTCGCTAGTTCTTTTTGGGTCCATTTTACCTTTTGACGCTGTTCTTTAATCCGTCTCCCGATCATCCTCGCACCTCCATCTCTATATAAATATATCACAACTAACGGATTTGGAAACAAAAATAACGCAAATTGAGAAAAAAACGGAAATGGTTATTGACTATAACGGGTTTCGTTATTAATATGTGAGTAACGGATGTTGTTAGTTGGAAATATTATCTAAAATAATGTCGTGGACAAACAATAGTTGTTCTGTAAAGCAAAATGTATTTCGAGGGGGAAGAGTCGTTTAATAACTTACGTATGAACAAAGTTGTTTTCTGTTTGTTTGGTAACGGAATTCGTTATATAAAAGGAGGAGTACTATGAATAAACAAATATGGTTAGAGGAAGTTTGCGAGAAGTGTCCGGGAACGGGTTGGGGAAGAACAACAAGATGCCAGATTCATGGAGAACATATTGGCAAGGTACAAGGTTGTCATCAGTGGGAAGAGTATGAAGCGTCACAGATGAAAGTTCAGAAGGGACAACAATTGTTCCCGGATTTGGAGCCTGCACTAGAAGCTGTACAGCGTGTGGATCAGGACTTGCGAGATTATCGCTGGATGGTAGAAAGTATTACGTCTTTAAAAAGCCGGGAGGATGAATATAAGCAATATCCAAGAGAGCTGCTGGAAGACATGATTAAAGGAGGAACAGCGCAATATGGCATAGAGGCAGCGTTACCAAAGGCACAGGGCGTACATTCGGATGTAACGTTTAGGGAAGCTAAGAAATTCTTAAGGAATTGGGAGCGTATGAAGCGTTATGAATGTAAGGTGAAGAAGCTGGAGGCCGCTGTAGCTGCGCTACAGGATGAGAGAGAGCGAGTGGTAGCGGAAGGGATGCTGGATGGTATGAAGATGTATGAAATTGCGCAGCAGCTTCGTGTGAGTCGTCAGACAGTGGATACGATTCGTCGAGCAATGATACGTAACCTGGCGTGGAATATGTATGAAGACGAGATGAGGGAAGGCCTGCCGGCATAATGGCAGGCTTTTTTTGTGATGTAAAGGAAAGGACAAGGGGGGTGCCCATGAGTGAGCTGTTTGACATTTTAGACATTGCTTTACACTTTGGGCATTTTTTGTGAGAGGGAATTGTGGCGTGGTATGCTGGACGCAAGGAAAGATAAGCGAAGGGAGGTGATTCGGATGATGGATATCGGTAAGAGAGTATGGGCCGAAATCATAAACCGGATATATCCTAACCTTCCTGTTAGCTGGGAGAGGGATATGTGGCAAACCGGTCAATTTATGCGGCCCAGCGCTTTTATCGAAGCTGACCTTATATCTGAAAAAATGTATACACGGCAATCAGTTCGTATTGTAGAAGACGTGAGACTGGTTTTTCACTATGAATATGAGCAGATTGACGAACAAGAGAGAGGGGAGCCGATACCGTTTGATTTGGCTCCCTTCTTCATGTATTTGCGTCAGCAACGATACTGCGTAGCGTCGAAGCAGTTTAAAACCATGCTGGTAATTGAGCCACCCCGAACCCAGGAGAAGAGTGATCGAATGGAGGTGATGTTTCAGTATTCCTATTTGCTGCATGTTCCTAAATCGACTGCGACAGATAGAATGAAAATTAATGACTTCTATGTCGAATTTAATGGAAAGGAGGTGAAGAGATGAGTGAGAAACGTGTGCGAAAGTCCCCGGCTGCATCCATTCAAAGTGAAGTAAATAAGCGAAAAAAATCCGAATGGATTGAGAGCGCATGGCCTGTATTCAAAGCAGAACGCTTTGAGATGGCCGGCGCTCTTTTTGATTGCGAAGCAAATGCAGAGCTAACCAAGCAGGAAGTAAAACAAAAACTGGATGCCTACCTGCATCCAAAGGAGGATAAAAATGTCAATTCAACGGATTAGATCAGGAGCATATGTGGATCTCCTAGCCAAAGCAAAAGCACGGGTTCTGCCGACTACAGGACGCGTACTTGTTCCATACCAGGCGGAATGGGGGCAACCAAATTTTGCGGTAGATATGGCAGACACGGCCGAACGTTTGCTGGAAACCGGATTGCTGGTGGATACGGTTGAACTAGCGGCCGAGAACGGGGCTACCGTGGTCGGTTATCGCGTAACGAATGAGCAGGAAAAGGCTGCTGTTCATGAAGTAGCGGACAGCTATACTGTACAGGCCAAATACCCGGGAAAACGTGGCGAAGACTTCGAATACATGATTCGTCCAAGCCTTGTCGATTCGACAAAGAAAGAAATCATCATCCGCGATACGAAGATGATTTATGATACGGAGACCTATCTTGTAGCTGATAAGAATGAAGCGGAAGAAAAGCTTAAAAAATCTAGCATGGTACGATTCAAGAACAACGGAAGCACCCCGTTGGAAGACATTGCTTATACAGCCTTGACTGGAGCAGCATCTGGAACGGCGACGATTACCGCTGGCGAGTGGAGCCGTATTTTTAACCGTATAGATGGACTTGAATTTGACGTGTTTTATCTGCCATCTGCGGACCCGGCTGTTCAGGCGGCGTGCAAGCAATGGCTGCTGGACAGGCGCAGTAAGGCACGCAAGCTGGCGCAACTCGTTGTAGCCGGGGATGCTGCGAAGGATGGTGACATTGAAGCGCATAACGAGCGTTCCCGTGCCTTGAATGCCCGATTTATCATTAATAGTTCCATCGCCGGACAGCATTTGAATGGAGAAGAGTACAATTCCATTCAGTGGGCAGCCTGGGTAGCGGGTCTCGTAGCAGGTACACCAGCTAACAAGTCCTTCACTGGCATCAAGGTTCCATTGAAGCTCGCCAAAGTAGATTGGGGTCATAGTGAAGTGATGAAGGGACTGGCTGAAGGAACGCTCATGGCGACACGTGACGGATACGACTATATTATCGAATCTGCGGTAAACACGTTGACGACGCTTGGTTCAGGTGAAAGAGAAGATTTTGGGAAAATCCGTGTATCGATGACCATTGATCAAATTTTGAATGACATTTATTCGGTCGGTAAACGGTACCGGGCACAGCTGGATAACGATCCGGATGGCCGAGCCATCTTTATTGGCGCAGTGACAGAATATCTGAAAATCCGAGCGCAGCAAAAAGCAATTGCGACAGATTATAAATTTGAGGAGCATCCGGTGAAAGAAAGCGACTTCGATTTCGCTTATTTCAAGCTTTTGGCGAAGCCGCTTGATGCAATAGAAGCATTCTTTATTGATTGGGAGGTGGCGTAATCAATGGAACGCGAATTGATTGGCCGTAATTTATCAGTACAGGACGACAATGGTGATCCGATTCAGACGATTAAGGAGATTGAAGTAATTTTAAAGCCGGAAACACTGGATATTATTCGAGCGAGACGAATGGCGAAGACAAAGCAAATTGTCGGCTATGAAATTCCGGTGAAGATTGTCATGTCGAAGCTGGAATCACGCCTTCGTTACCGCATGCTTGAGTTGTTCAAGCAAGGAAAAACGATGTTTCTTGATCGTATCACCGGTTCTCTGGAGGATATGATGACCGGAAATACGGAGCGCGTCCTCATTACCGGCATTCATATCCATAATGATATTGACATCCTGGTGGCGAAAATCGATGAAAATAAAGGCATTGACATTACATTGAGCGGAACGGCGACAGATTTCGATTTTGTCGGCAAGTTCCCCGAATATATGGCGTAAGAGAATGGGAGAGGGCGTACAGCCCTCTTTTTTACTATGAAAAATCCAAATCAATGATTTTAAGGAGGAAAAAGCGATGAGCGATAAATTACAAAAGTATTTGGAAAGAGCGAAGGGCGGACGCCGCGATCAGATCATCAAGGTGAAATCAGATGGGGAGCATTGGTCTGTACGTCGATTGACTACGATGGAAGTGCGCCGAGCGATTGAACTGGCCATGGAAGAGGACGGCACACCGAAAGAAACGTACAACGAAATCGATGTCATGATCGTCAAAGCGACCGAGCATGAATTCGACTGGAATAACGCCGAGCTGTTAAAGGCATACAACTGCGTTGAGAAGTTCGAGCTGCCACCGCGCCTGTTGGATAACCCCGATGATTACGCGGCACTAAGCAAGGCGGTACGTAACTTTACTGATACGAAGGAGGCGTTACTGAAGGAGGGAAAGATCTCGTCAGAAGAGACGCCGAAGCAAGCTGGATAGCTTTCATGTGGATTAATCGCCATCGGCTGCCTGAAGAAATACTGGAATATGAGGTAGATCGGGAGCGCCAGAAGTTTTTCTGTATGGCGGCTGAAATGATCGCAGAGGAAGAAATGAAGCGTACCATGCGGGAATAGAGGATAGGATGCTATCCATGGCGTTCTTTTCTATGAAAGTCGAGGTGAAAGGATGGGAGCTTCTGTTACCGTTAGCTTCTCCGGTGAAGAGAAGCTGTCTCCGGCTTTAGCGGAGATTGCCGCACAGGCAAAAGCTGTTGGACGTGAATTCAGCGCCGCAGCTTCAGAGATGGAGAAGTGGAAAGGGAAAGACTTAGGGATCGAGCTGGTCGTTAGTCGTACGCGCCGCGATGTATCTGATCTTCGTTCTGAGCTTCAGCAGATAGATGAAATGGCTGTTACTCTCTCCGTTAATGTTAAAGATGAGGAAGCGAAAAGTAAAATTGAAAAAATCCGTGAAGGTCTGGTTTCTCTTAAAGATACTTCTAAAGAGATCGTTTCATGGATTGGCGGCGGAACGTTGTTCGAGGATATGGTATCTACAGGGCAGGCGACTGCACGATACCAAGCATGGACTGGAAAAAGTGATACAGAAGTAAAACAAGAGGTGGACGCTCTTACTTTAATCGATCCGAGCAAAAAAAAATCTGAAGTTACTGACTTGCTTAGAGCAGCTGAAATGAGCAATCCAGGCCACGGCAAGGAAATTACAGAGCAGGCTCTAAAGCTTAATGTGGCTCATCCAATCAAGGATGGAGCAGCGGGATATCAAAAAGCCTTGCTGGCTATGCAAGATTCTATGCCGAATGTTGGAAGTACCAAAAGCTTTGGCGATTCTATCGCCTATATAATGGACAATACAAAAAACATTAAAGACGATGTGCTCACATCAATTATAGATTCCAGTCCTAAAGTCTCCAAATTCATCGATTCTCCGGAAAAGCTAGCCATTCTTGCGAAAGAGATGGGTGGTCTTTCATCTGTAGATAAAGGTCTAAATGCATTAAAAGAAAGAACACTTGCCCTTCATAAGGATGGGGGTCTGGAAAGTGTCATTGAGAAGGCATATAGGGAACAGGGAGAAGAGAAGGCGAAAGAAAAGGCGGCTGAGCAAGCAAAGTTAATCGCCGGTCGCATGTCATCCGGGAGCGAAACCGAACGCCAGCTTGCAACTGGTACGATGCTGCAAATATTCGGTGGCGTAGAGAATGAGCAAAAACGGCAGGACATTATGAAAGAATTCGGTACTGGCTCTGACCCGGGAATGGAGATGCTCGCTAAACTTTTGGTATCCGCGAGAAAAACTGACGCAACCAAAGAAACTGGAGGAGTGCTTGATGAGAAGTATCAAAAAGTAAGTGAAAATGAACCGTGGAGAGATTTTCTGATCGCGCAAAAGACGCTTAATGATGCACTCATCGAGCTGGGTAATACAATTGCGAAGGACATAACGCCTGTCTTTAAACTGCTGGCCGAAGCTGCTGGCTGGATTAAACAGAAAATGGACAACATGTCCACGCTAGGTTCCCTTGCTGTAGCAACCACAGGAATTGTCGGGACCGGATTGGCAATTGGTGGAGTGAAAAAAGGAGCTAAAGTTGCCAATGAATTTTTCTGGGATAAACTAGGAAGCATCTTTTCCGGTAAGAAAAAGAATGGAGAAGAAGGTGCGGAAAAATCTTCCGGTGGTAAAGGCGGACGGGATTTATCCACCGCATCCATGATTGTTCATGCAACAACGGTTCATGTTAACGGAGCAGCTGGTAAGAGGGACTCGGGAAAAGAAAATCATAGCGGCACTGGCAGAGGCAAGACAAACAAGCGGAAAAAAGATAATGAAAACCTTAGCCCTTCTCGGAACAAAAAGAAAAATACAGCAACGAAGTCAGAAAAACCGAAGAAAGGGTTCTGGGGCAGAATAAGAGACTTTGTGCCATCTAAGCTGAAAAAGGATAATGAAAATCTTAGCCCTCCCAAGAACAAAAAGAAAAATACAGCACCAAAGTCAGAGACACCAGAAACTCCTAAAAAGGGACTTTTCGGAAGCATAAAGGGTATTCTGTCATTTAATCGGAATAAAGGACCGTTGAATACTGAAGGCATTGTAGGTACAGGATTGGTTAAGAACGGGAGCATTCCAGGCAGAGTTATAAATACTGTATCGAAAGCCTATGGGTTATATGAAACAGCAAAAGATGTTGGTTGGAGACAAGCTGTCTCGCAAAACGGTGGTGCTGTTGTAGGCGACGTTGCTGGTAGTACCGTAGGGGGAGCAGTCGGTTCTTTGCTTGGCCCTGTTGGAACCATGGTAGGAACTACGGTGGGAAGTTACATTGGAGGGAAAATTGGTGGTTTAGCAGATGCGAGTGGTGTAACAGCAAAGGTTGTCGATACAGTTGTGTCTCTAAAAGACACATTGGTCTCTTACAAGGATAAGGCAGCCAATTTTTTTGGCTTATCCAAAAAAGAAGAACCAGCAAAAAAAGGAGTACAAAACGCAGTTGCAAGCAAGCCTTCACCGCCCCCTGCTCCTGTCGTCCCTATCTCGCCAAAGGTAAAAGAGAGCTTTAAAGGAACTTTTAGTTCTTTAAAGACTTCCATGAAACAAAAAGGAATCGAGATGGATTTTTCCCTTTTCCAAAAAACCGGCAAAGGAGTACAGAACACCTTTAACAGAATGAAGTCTAGCGTTATGGGATGGTGGAAAGGCTCAAATACGAAGAAGGCGCAAGGGGACATCCATGCTGTAGGCTCTGCTACGCAGAAAACGAATGCGCAAACAAAGCAGCTGGGTACCACAGCGGCCCGGAGCACGCAGGAAATTGCTGCTGGTGCGAAGAAAGCCGGACAAAGCTTTGCAGGTGTTAGTACATCAGCAAAGGGTGCGGCCAATCAAACGAAGCAGCATCTGGAATCATTGAAAAATATTTCAGCGCAGGGAAGTAACTGGGGAAGTAATTTGATTTCGATGCTCGCTTCCGGTATTCGTAGTCAGTTCCCGCTGTTAAGTACTGCTGTTTCCGGTGCGGCATTGATCTTTAAGAGGTACCTTGGATTCAGTTCTCCGACGAAGGAAGGCCCGGCCAGCAAATCAGACCGATGGGCAGGCAACTTCATGTCGATGTTTGCGGGAGGATTGGATGCAGGTCCTGTTAGACAGAAGATGAATCTCATTGCAGGTGCAATGAATCGCCCGCTTCGTGGACGGGCTGCCATTGATGTATTGCCACGCAGTCAAGTAACGGAAGGCGGCAGAATACCGGTTGCTACCCGTATGATGAAACAAGCCACTCGTTCCACAGGCGGTATCATTATTCAGAACATGACGATGGATTTTGGTGAAATGGCTAAGCAGGTCAAAGATTTCCCTGCTTTCGCAAAAATGATGACCAGTCCGGAAGGTCGTGCCCTTATGCGTAGAGTGCTCGGAGAAGAGCTTCATAAAGCAATAGAGAATGGAGGGTAATGCATGCTGGCGTTAGCGCAAGCCAATAACCGGTTTACTTTCCCTCTTACACCGGAGGAAATTCAGATTCAATCCGGTAATGAAGTAGAAACCTTCACTGTCATTACCGGTGAGGAACGTACAGGCAAACCCGTTTCAAAAGCGAAGCGGGTTTCTTTTACGGCTATTTTTCCACGTTTCTGGCAGGAAATCTGGGAAACCGGTACCGAAACGATTAAATATCAGTCACCTGAGCAAGCGTTGAAGCTGCTGGAACAATGGAAGCTAAAGCCGGTCGTCGTTATATTCGATACGCTGTTCAGTCAAACGATGTGGATGGAAAACATGGAGCCAAGCTATAAAAACGGTCAGGCCAATCTCTATATTAATTTTACTTTTATAGAGTACAAGCCAATAAAAATTGTCTCCTATTCCAACACAAAGCAGCTTTTAAAGCCGGGACTTATCATTACGAAGCCGGCAGTTAGCCGCGCGAATACGACCAATAAGGAGTCGAGTAAAAAACAAAATAAGGATGGAAAAGGCGGGACAAGCAAGGATACAGCCCAGCAAAGGCAACGAATCGAGACGAAGAATCGTAGCGTGAAGGGGGGAGGCAAGTAGATGGAGAAGTTTGCTGTCGTATATGGAAAGCAAAACGTCCGACATACCCTCACAGAAGCACTAGTCGATCTTTCATGGTCTTCTAACCGGGATGAGATTACCCGCAATATGACGGTGCGGTTGCGGAATGCCCCACCTGTTGAACAAGCGGGCATGTTGATGTGTTTCGCAAGGCGGACACAGGAGCAGCTCCTGCACCATAAAAATCAATTCTTTCATGGTCCGATTATCAGCTACGAGGAAGACGAATTCACGAATGAATGGCAATTGGAAGGACGGGAACTCGGATGGTACCTGGCTAAAAATAAAGGCACCCGCCCCTATCTCAAAGGTGAAGCAGGCGCAGAACTGCAAAAATATATTCAAAGTACCGGGGTCGATTTCCGATGCCCGGTACTTGGTTTTTCCATCGATGAACGGTACGGAACAATGACTCACTCTGAGGTAATTCTGGATGTGCTACAAAAAGCGTATGAGCATACCGGCTACCGCTTTTATTTGGAATACCTTCGCACAGACCAAAGCTATTATATTGTTGTTGCCCGTGAAGGAACAAACAATCAGGTTCCTGTATTCATTCGAGATCAGATGGAATCCAGTAGCCGCGGCTCTTCTATCGAAGACACATACACGGTCGTTACAGCACAGAAATGGAAGGATGAGAAGATAGCATCTTCCGTAACAAAGTCGAATGCTGGAGCTGTTACTAACCTGGGGCGAATGGAAGAAATTATCGAGGTGGAAGAAAAGGAAGATCCGGCGACCATCGCTACGCAGAAGCTTATTGAGCTATCAAATCCGAAGCTAACCAGGAAAATTACCGTAAAACACGAAGATCCTATGCTATGCGGTCTGCGCGCCGGATGGCTTGTTTTGATTCAGGAGGCTGAATACAAATCGAAATGGATCGTTGTCAGCGAGCAGACCTCCTTCAAGAATGGAATGTATACGGTGCAGCTTGATTTGGAAAGGCGGCAATAGACGTGCTAAGGGAAGCATTGAACCTTTGGAAAGAGAAGATGTCTGGTCATATCGATGCCAGGGATACCGAGCGGGCGACGCTGCTTAGTTGGCCGGATAAACCGCGGATACAGGTGGATGGGGACCCTATTCCATATGAGCAGGATAAGTTAATCTTCGCTGAATATTTACAGGATCGAAAAGTAGAGGCGTACTTTGAGATCGGGCAGTACATGGAAGGTGAGGAGGCGAAGGGGAGCGTGACAGGCGTGCTGGCGAATGGTGTGGAATATGAGAGTGGCACACCGTATGAACAAGTACCCCGCGCTTCCTTACAGGGTATGATTGTTATTCCTAGCCCCCTTAAAGCAGGGGACCGACTGATTGTCTCCCGGTTGACCGGGCAACGGTATTATGTGCATGGAAAGGATGTGAGAATGGATGGCGGATGAGCGGATTTCTTTGTTTCCCGAGATGGATTTTAGCGATATAGACGACATCAGGAACATCGAGGGCATTCCATCTGAGCAGAAATGGACGTATGTTATTGATTTTGAAAAACGATGCCTTGTACTGGACGATGATGGTCGTCCAAAGAAAACGAAAGGCTACAAGGAATACTTAATACAGACAGCCATGCGCATTCTTAATACAGAACGCTTCCAATATATCATTTTCGATGAGGATATAGGCGTAGAAAAATCAGAATGGCCAGGATGGGAAGATATTGAGGTCAAGCGTGATGCTGAAGAGGCATTAGAAGCACATGCAGAGATTGAAAAGGCAGAAGTACTGCATATGGAACGGATTGGAAACAAAATGCGGATGAGCATACGAATTATCGGGGTATCCGCAACAGTGGAGATGGAGGTGAAATGGTCGAATGAAGCTGGATGACAAGCTGCTGATTATGGTTGAGGATTCCGATCACATTTATGAACGTTGTGCAAACCGTGTCAAACATGAGATGCCCACGGAACAAGGAGAGTATTTCTATACGATGGGCTACCCCTTTTGCCAGGAGTTCTCCGAACAACAACAGCTATTGGAGTATGCCTGGGTTCAGGGCTGGCCGTTATGGGCAGATGGTGAATTCTTGGATTGGCATGGACAAAAGGAGTTCATCCAACTTCCGCGACTGGAAGGCGAGGATGATGATTCGTACCGGGAGCGGATATTGAACCGGACCCAGGAAGAGGAAGGTAGCGGGCGTGCCAAAGATTACGAGCGAATGGCCCGAAATGCCGGAGCGGGCTCTGCCAAAGCAATCGAGCATTTACGCAATGATTTAAGCATTGATATTTTTATCACGGATTGGGAAGGGCATCCTGCTTCCCAAGTCTTATGCGATGCTGTGCGGGCGGCCATTGAGAAGGAACGTGAGGCACTGCATGATGTTGGGGTGCTTCCGGCTACGATACATCATGTTGTAGTAGCGGCACGGCTCATTCTCTCGTCTGATGCCAACCCGGAAGAAACGGAAGCTAAAATCGTAGAAAACCTCAACATCTATATCAAGAAAAATGAGGTACTACGCTACCAGGTTATTGCTAATCTAATGTTTGTGCCTGGAGTGGAGGATATCGCGGATTACACTCTTAACGGAGGCACAAACAATATTGTCACGCCGGATGGAGCGGTTAATGTGCTGGATTGGAGTCCGCTGCCATGACGGTATTAGTCCCTTTAAAGTATCGAAAACGAATACCGCCTATTCATTATGAGGATAAGCATGCAGCCTTGCTGTTTCAAGCACTGGACGCAGAGTTCGCTTTACATCAATCCCGCATTGAGGACATGCGTGATCAGTTTTTTATTCATAAAGCCACATGGGGCCTTGACGTATGGGAGAAGTTATTCGGCCTTCCGATTGGCGTAGGGACATATGAAGAACGACGGCTAAAAGTATTTGAAAAATATTATGCCAAGCTGCCGTTCACGCCGTCTGTGCTGCTCGCTTTGGCGAATCATGTCTCGCAATTGAAAAATGCACAAGTCGAAGAGGTGTTTGACCAAAAAATCATTCGGTTCATTTTTCAGTTGGAAGATGCCGTTGATGTCACACACCTGTACAAAACATTTATGAAAATGCGGCGGGTGCATGTTCATGGCTTCTCAATTGCTACAAATGCAGACGAGACGATAGAAATAGACGAGCAAATCACCTGCAACCTGCGTCGCTATCATACTGTAGAGGAGTTTCAAGTGGGTATGACGCCGCTAAAATACGAAGATGAGGTGATGCTGTAATGAACACAGCTTATCTGGAACGAACTGCACAGGATTTATGTGTGCGGGCATCCACCATCGTTCTGAATGGTGATCAAACCGTTCCCATTCAATCCATTCAGAGAACAGGAAATCAAGTTGTAATTATGACACAAGGGATATCAGGTCTCAATAAAATAACGTCTTTACGATTACTGGATGAGAACGGCAACATGATTACAGAAAGGGAAGCGAATTTTGCTGTAGTAGAGAGCCAGCAAGCAGAATTTACTTTTCGTTTCGTAATAAAAGGAGGGAAAGGCAATGGTGTTTGAACCTAAGTTTGACTGGACGCCGAAAACGCCAGTCACTGAAACAGAAATTATCCGCTGGGAAAAAGGCATTTATGATGCACACGTTCTGCTGAGCCTGCATACTGCTGCTATTGCTTCTCTTCAAATCGATGTGAAATCAGTAAAAGACGCCTTGTTTAACAACTTCACGGATAATATCTTCACGGAAAACCTGGATACGTTAACAGATGTTAAGGTCATCAGCGGCTGGTATGACGAGGTAAATAAAAGGTTGGTGGTATAGATGACAGCAGCATGGGAAGTTGTTTGGCAACAAGTAAGTAGTCATAAATACGGTGACTCATATCCTGATTTTTTACGGGTTCGATTTTACAAAGAAACAGGAGAAGATATTTTAGCCTATACCCTGTATGCCTCTAATAGTGATAGTAACTACCTTTTAAGTTCGCAGTTTTGGGTGCGCCCTGGGTATGATTTTACAAACTACCGATATGCTTTTTATATCGTAGAACGGGAAGCACAAACAAAGAGAATACTCGAGTCAATGCCTCCAGATGGGAATTTTCTCTATACTACACTCACTCCCCCAATCCCTACGGAGCCTGGAGCAACTATTGTTGTTGCTAGACAACGGAAAAATCAAAATCCAGTACTAAGCATCTCTACTGGAAATATGGCCTTATCCGCAGGGAATTGTATCTTATCCGGAACCGTAAACGACCCGGATGGGGATACGGTAACCATCAGTGCAACGATAGCGGGTATCCCAAAACAAACAACAGTTGCCGGTTCCGGAAGATGGACGCTCACTTGGCCCGTATCAGACTTGCCGCAGGCGCAGTATTCAAACATTACTGTTACCGCGAATGACGGACAAGGCGGCACCGCTACCGCAACGTACACAGGTATTATTACTATCGACAAGACAAACCCGTCTATTGCTATATCGGGTGTCTCTCAAGGTCAAACATACACATCAGTGACACCTGTATTTTCTGCAACGGATACGGGCGGCGCAGGCTTGCAGAGCTGCACAGCTACACTAAATGGGAATGCCTTTACCTCCGGCACTACCATTACAACTGCAGGAAACTATACGCTTGTTGTAACGGCCAAAGACAATGCAGGGAATGTAAGTACACAAACGGTTAGTTTCTTTGTGAACAGCAATCCCACCATGACGGTAACCACAGCGGATAATCAGTCACTTACGGACGGGAAAAGTTTCAGCATTACAGGCAACGCAACGGATGCGAACAGTGGAGATGTATTAACAGTCAAATATAAAATTGATAACGGCACAGTCCGTAATATCGCATCAGGCGTCGCCAGTGGCACGCCTCTTTCTTTTACCAAAAACCTAACCTTCAGCAACAAAAGATTGCGTGACGGAGCTACGGAGGTTACGGGCGATTTAGCTGAAAATGTGGACCACATACTCAATGTATGGGCTGAGGACGACAAAGCTGGAAAGTCAACGGAAGTCACATGTAAATTCCGTGTCATTCATAACCGTCCGCCCATTATCTCCGGTACGAATGAGGATTTAGGAACCATTCAAGCACCGCCGTCGAAGACGTACACTGTATCGGATGCAGAAAATGATACATTTACCGTTACCGAGAAAATCGACGGGAAGGTCATTCGCTCTTTTGCGGGTGTAGCCGGACAAGAAAACACCATTACCATTCCACATGACTTCTGGATACGATTGCAGCCTGGAATTCAACATAAGCTAGTCATCGAAGCGACCGACAGTAAAGGAATGACAGCGGCACGCACCTATACATTTGTCCGTCAGGAAACCAAGCTGGAATTCAAGCTAAAGAAGCCATTTGTCACCGATATTGCCGCCAAGCGGATTCTTGTCACTATTGATGCGGTGGTGCCAAATGGCACAACGATGAAAATCGAAGCATGTAACAATGCCTTTGATGCCTCACCTACCTGGGAGGACATAACGAATCATGTTCGATTTAATCGCGGTTTTCTCTTTACCAATACAGAGAAAACAGCAGAACAATGGGGCGTAGATATTCGCTTTATGTTTGAAAAAGGCACAGCAAACAGTCAGGTTATTGTCAATGGATTTGGGGGTGCATTCGATTGATTATCATTAATGAAAAGCCGCTTTCACAAATTGAAAAAGAACGGGAAGAAGCTGAAGCTCCAATGGTCACAATGGGGCAGGAGCTGGCACTGTTGAAAATTAGCAACATGCAGAAGGATGGCATCATCCAAACATTAGGACAGGAATTGGCTACGGTTAAGTTAGAATTGATTCGATTGAAGGAAGGTGAATAATCATGGGGTTTTGGAGCCTAGCGTACAAATTAAAATGGGTAACGAAGGATCAACTGCGGCTTACTGTAAAAACCGACCAAAATCCGTTTGGTGAGATTACGGTAACAGAATTTAAAGCAATCACAGGTGATGATTTTGTTACTGCTCAGTAATAAACGTTTTTCTGGATGGAGAGACGTTTTTATTTTTGGAGTCGCATGTGCGGCTCCTCTTTTATTTTCACGTTGAAAAGGTGGTAGAAGGTATGCCAAGGAGAGTATTGAGCTTGTAGAAAAGAAGATGTTCGGTCATATTGACACTAGGGTTATTAAGAGGGCGACCAAGCCAATATCTTATGATTAACTGGACAGCAGTATTATGTGCATGGAAAGGATGTGAGGATGGATGGTGGATGAACCGATTTCTTTGTTTCCTGAGATGAATCTTAGTGATATGGGGGACATGGAAATATACGAAGGGGCTGCTTCGGAAGACAAATGGACGTACATGCTCGACTTTCGCAATCGGTGTGCGGTTGTAGATGAAGATGGCCGACCACGCAAGACCAAAACGTATGCTGAATTTCTGATACAGACGGCTATGAAAATACTCAATACCGAGCGCTTTCAATACGTGATATACAGCGCAGATATCGGTGTTGAAAAATCAGAATGGCCGGGATGGGAAGACGTTGAAATTAAACGGGATATGGAAGAGGCGTTGACCGCCCACCCGGAAATTGAGCGGGCCGAAGTGCTTTCTATGGAACGAGAGGCCCATGAGGTACATGTAAAAATCCATTTGGTCGGCCTTGCCGGTACAGCAGAGATGGAGGAGGTGATCGGACTATGAAACTTACAGACTTACCCAAGCTTCCCTATATGCCTATTCTAGAAGAAACGCCAGAGGACATTTATCAGCGTTGGGTGAATCGAGCGATTGAACTGGCAAAAGAAAAGGGACTTCCTCCACCCCCAACAGGCGAGGGGGAGTATTTTTATGATTTATGGCACCCTATCGCCCAGGAATACGCAGAGCAGCAGGAATTATGGACGTATGGCTTTATTCAGGCGTTTCCAATATGGGCGGATGGTGAATTTCTGGAGGCACACGGCTGGGCGGATGGACTGCTTAAAAAAGAGGGCGAGGACGATGATACATTCCGGCTTCGTCTCTTAGACCGTGCCTTTACCGAAGAAGGGAGCGGGCGGCGGAAGGATTATGAGTTATGGGCCAAAGAAGTTCCCGGCGTAGGCGGTGCAATTGCGGTCGAGAAAGAACGACATGACAATTCTATCGACCTGTACCTCACAGATATGAACGGCAACCCAGTAACACTGGAATTTGCAGAACAAGTTGAAAATTTGATGTGGGAAGAAAAGCGGATTGCGGGACATGACCTAGTCGCTCATCCTGCTCCTGTCTTTACGTTGCGGATTGAGGCCGCGCTCGAAACAACCGGGGATCGGGCGATGCTGGCAGAACAAATCAAAAAGCGTGTTCTTGCCTATGCAGAAGGCCGGACGAAACTTGTTTACAATTACGTTGCTGCGCTTCTGGTTGTCGATATCGGAGAAAATTATTCAAGCTTTACGATGAATGGTACCACCGAGGATATTGAAATTCCACTTGTATCGATCCTGCAGGTTGAGGTGGTTTTATTATGATTCCTCTCCGCTATCGAAAAGTATTGCCGCCATACTGGTATGAAATCGATATGGCCGAGCGTCACTTTTCCGTGATGGAAAAAGAGATGGATGATCGGGAGAAAATCACAAACGAGCTGCGGGACCAATTCATCCTCCAGCGGGCCACCTATGCGCTAGAGGTATGGGAATGGATATACTTTCGTAAGGTGCAATCCGGTAGTTTTGCGGAGCGGAGAGAAGCCATCCGAAAAAAGCGGTGGGCCAAGCGCCCGTTTAAGCTTCCTGTTCTTCGGTTGATAGGCAGCCAGTGCGGGAAGCTGCTTGATGTAAGAGAGGATTTTCTTTCAAAAGAGGTTTATTTTGAGTATGTCGCAAATGAAGGCATTGACCTGAAACGATTGTATGAGGATTTTGAATATATTCGACCTGTTCATATTAATCGGGCGGTACCAGTTGCTCGGGTAGAGACAAAGCCTATCCTGGTGAAAGGGACGGGCTACAGTCATGTAGTAGACTTTCCGATTTGTGGCCTTGAAACGCTAATAGACACTGCTGTGACAGGTCAAATCTTTACACAATCCTTATCAGTCAGAAACGAGGAGCATCATCATCCAGTAGACATGCCGATTACAGGCTTTGAGATACCTATGGGAGAGGGGGAATAAACGTGGCAGACATTATCCAACCGCTTTTGCTGGATTACACCGTACAGGATATCAGCGCACGCTTTGATCATGCCCTGGTCAATATCGGCGGGGAGCTGGTACAGTACCCGATACACAATACGATATTTTCTGGCCGCTCTGTACGAAAGTATGTGTATGTAAAAGAAACAGAGGCTATCGGAAAACAGATTTTGGGCGCATCCCTGATGGATAAGGACGGCAATACACTGGCAAATAATCCCCTTAACGTAGTGAAAAACGATAAGGGGTTTTTAATTGGCTTTGAATTCTCTGTGCGATTGGAGGCAACAGCAAGTGGCGTATAACAAGCAAACATGGAAAGATGAGATTCCAGATTTAACAAAACCGATTAAGGATGCGTCTGGAAAGCAAAAGATGGACCCGCAGACCGGCAGACCACTGTACGAGTTGGTACAGGAAGGGACACGTATTACATCGGCCCGGCTTAATCATGCGGAACAAGGCATCGAGGACGCGCATATTTTGATTGAGCAGCTGGCAAAGGAATGGGGCGGCAGCTTTGTTGCTTCACCATCCGGAACGGCAGGCTTTCAATTCATTGCCGCCGGATTAACCGCAAGCTGGACGGCAGGCGTCGGCTATGTGGCAGGGCGCAGATTTGAAGTTGCTGCAGGTAGTCTGACATTAAACCCTACACAAGGGCAATACATCTATCTGGATACCGATGGTGTCGTAAAGAGAACAACGTCCCAGGCGACAGCAAATGCCGGTCTTCTGCTTTGGTACTTTGCTACGGATGCAAGCAAGGTTATTACATCAACGGATAGACGCCGGACCATTACGCCGGATACATTCGCCAAAAAAGAGGAAGTCGTATTAAAGGAACCAGGTAAGGGGCTATCGACAAATGACTACAACAATACAAAGAAAGCAAAGGTGCAGGAACATGGAGAGCGCCTACAGGAACATGATCAGCGCTTGACTGTCATTGAGGATGAAATGGGCGAAGCAGCTCCCATTCCAGCTACACTAAAACCCGGTATCCAAACGATAACAGCCGATAGAACGACGCCGTTTAACATATCAAGCATAAAGGGAAGAACGCTGGCTGATCTGCTTGGGCGGGATGGGAATTGCGAGGATGCTAGTAAGTGGGACTCGTGGCAAGGAACACTTGCACTTGATACTAATAACAAAGTATTTGGAAATAACGGAATAAAGATATCTTCCGCTTTATCAAACGGTTACTTTAGTTTATTTAAAGATAAGTCAAAGGTACAAATTAGAGCAGGAAGGTATTATATTGGATTAGCTGAGGTAAAGAACGGAACTGCCCCATCTGCTATATATGTGAATTTTGCTGGAATTGGTGGTATATCAGGTGCTACACAGTCTATTTTAAAAAAATCAGCAGATACATCCCAATTTAATACTGTCTATACTAAATTATCGGCAACCTCAGATAATCCCACAAATTTTGATGTGTGTTGTGCAGCCTCAACAGCCATTGGCCAATATTTCTATGTAGATGCTATTCGCCTCTACGAAATCACCGCAGCCGAATACGCAGCATTAGACAGCATGACACCAGAGCAAATTGCGGCAAAGTATCCGTATGTAGACGATGTAAAGCCTGTAAGAAATCCATATGCTATCCGTTACGGAAAGAACTTACTACCACCATTTACGGAGTGGTCAATTTATGATTCGAGCATTACTGTAAAATCACCTTACTCTATTGAAATAAATAAAGAAAAATCCGGTATTAATTCTAATGAAAGTTTTGCAGAAATTAAGTATTGGGCTAAGGTACAACCTAATACAACTTACACTATCACATTTAATGGTACGGCTAATTTCTGGGTTGGTGATAATGATAGTAATAAAAACAGAATTAATACACCATTTGTAGGAGATAAACCTGCCGGAGTTTATGTATTCACCACAAAAAGTAATACTGGCTATTTAGAAGTTGTTATAAATCAGAATGAAAGAAGTGCAGTTGGTTCAGCACCATATATCGCTAATAACCCGATGCTCAATATCGGAAGCACCGCCTTACCTTTTGAGCCGCAAAACAACGATTACGTTTTCTATGATGTGTCGTTACATTCTAACGTAGACGGAACGGTACGAGACGAATTGTTTTACCGTGATGGGCAGCTGAGTAAGTTAGAAAAGTTTCGTGAGATTGTACTGGATGGAAATTTAAGCTACGAGGTTCAAGCAGATAAAACAGGATTTAAAAACATAACTATAAAAGGGCTGAACTCACCAAACGTTGGTTTGATTTATGGTGTAAAATTCGATGGAAAAATTTTAAAGAACGTAACAACAGGCGGGTTTGATATTCAAGATAACACCTATTCTATCGGTGATGGAAATATTTATATCACTATTTCAGACATCGACAGCGGATGGGGCGAGAACTACACGCCATCAGAAGGCGAGATAAAAGCGTATTTTAACGGGTGGAAAATGTATGACAATGTTACACATGCTAATCCCTATCTCGGAACAGGAACAAGAGCGTGGGTAAAGTTAAGCAAAATGGTTAATGGGAAATTTGTAGGGATTGGTGATGGTGTAGATGCAACAAACACGTTACCTACTTCACTAGCAGATGGAGGTTATACACCTTACCGCCTCATCTACCAACTTGCACAACCCGTTGAAGTCCCTGTAACGTCTGAAGGCAAAATTACCTTACACGAAGGTACAAACGTACTGGAAGTCGGTACGGGCGTCGTGATTCGGGAGTCTATTGATAATCCGAATCAGGCTAAATACAACGGATATGAAAATCAGATAAATCGGATATCAGGTTCTACAAAGCTTGCAAACCGAGCAGATAGGATTTTTAGTGTGTATAAGAATACAATGGAAGACCGGGTATGGATACTTGATTCTGCCCAAGGACTAGGCTATGGACATGTTCGTGCGTTTGCTATTGGAGATTACACAGCAGGTAAAAGCCTAGTAGACCCTAACGCCACCTACTCCGTTACTTATCTTGTCCTTGACAGATATGCTTTCACTGCCCCGCTTATCGATCTACAAGGCGAGTACCAGACGAAACTAGCCGCAGTCGTGGCGGAAATGGTGGAGGACGCCACTAACTTGGAAACACGGGTAAGCGTAGTAGAGATGCAGTATGCACGGAAGCAGCCATACCCAGTTATAAAAGCCAATTTAGTTAATGGATTTACTACTTTTTACCCGGATATAAATTCCGTTACTTACCAAAAAACAGATAATAATTTAGTTTTACTTACAGGTATAGTTATACCCGTTGTGAATTCACCTGCAACCACTATTTATAAACTACCAGTAGGATTCAGGCCAAAAAGCAGGCGGGTAGTATTAACCTCAATACAATACATCGATGCAAATACAGCAAGACCCGTTACGTTTAATATTGAACAAGATGGTAGGGTATGCGTAGGAGATCATTGGTTAACAGGCGGTTGGGTGCTCCTGAGTGGTACATTTATTTCTGAACAATAAAGGAGGTCACATATGGTTATACAAGTACACCGTGTAGATAAAGACGGATTTTATATGGAACCGGTACTTATCGAACAAAATGACGTCATTGAGGATGAAAATATCGTCACAATCGACCCACCAGAAGGCTTATACAAACCGCGCTGGCTTGATGGTGAATGGTTGGAAGGATTAACGTCGGAAGAAATCGAGGAGATAAAAAAAACTGTGCCACAGGAGCCGGACCCTATCGAACAGTTACAAGCAGAAAACGCAGCTCTTATGATGCAGGTTGCCCAGCTGGAAGCGAAGAACGAACAGCAGGCAGGTGATACAGCGTTTCTTATTTTAAAAAATGTCGAATTAGAGGCACAGGCCACACAAACCGCACAGGAACAAGCGTCGTTATTAATGGAATTGACTATGAAAGGGGTTTTGTAAAATGGATTGGTATAAAATAATCAAACGGTACTATGACATGGGACTCTATACAAAGGAACCAGAAAGCACGATGTATGTAGGTAACTTTGTTGTTTATGGAAAAATTACAGTAGAGCAATATGAAACAATCACCAATGAGGCGTATACAAATACTACAGTATAACAAACGTCTTTCCTGCACATGGAGAGGCGTTTTTCTTTTTCACACAAACCCTTTGAATAAGATGAAACGCATCATAAGTTTTAACTAAACAATTTCAGAAGTAGCCGAAGCAAACCTAATAAACCATAACTTCTCCATCGTCACCAACCTAGCGGAAAAGCCATACTATACAGTTAAAAAGATGGTAGAGGTGAAGGCATGGCAGTTGTAAAAGCCAGGAACGCGGATATTGACCTTTTGGCGAGGTTGCTTAGAGCAGAAGCTGAAGGGGAAGGAAACGTGGGCATGATGCTTGTCGGAAACGTAGGAGTCAACCGCATCAGAGCAGATTGTTCAGATTTTAAGGGACTTCGTACCATTCCGCAAATGATTTTTCAACCCCATGCGTTTGAGGCTGTTACACACGGTTATTTCTATCAAAGGGCAAGGGAAAGCGAAAAACGCTTAGCTCGTCGGGTTATTAATGGTGAGAGATACTGGCCGGGAAAATATAGCTTATGGTACTTTAAACCGCCAGGGAACTGTCCTCCTCAGTGGTATAATCAGCCTTTCGTGGGGCGTTACAAGGCTCACTGTTTTTTTGAACCAACAGCCGAAACGTGTGAAAACGTTTATAACGTATTTTAAAACAATCATCAAACATGATCGGAAAAAATCACTTATTTCAAGCTTTTACCCTTATCTGAGGAGTCGCATATGCGGCTCCTTTTTTAAGCGGAAAAAGGACGAGCGGTAATGATCGTGAGTTTTACTAATTTTCACGCCGAAAAGGCGGTAAGGAGGATGTTATGCCAGACGTAAAAACAGCCCAGCAAATTGCAGAATCACAATACGCCTTTGGCATTCTTTTCGTCGTTCTCTTTCTTGTCTCTATTACTGCCGTAGCCTTTATTTTTAAGGATTTAAAACGGGAGAACAAGGAAAGGGAGCAGGAGCTAAAGGACCTTATTGCCGAGCAAAAGCAGGAAAGCAAAGAGCGTGAGGCCAAACTGATGGCTCATCTTGAGAAAACAAATGAAGGCTACGAAAGAACATCAGAAACATTGGAGAAGATTCAGCATGGACTGGCTACATTGGAGTCCAATGTCAAGGATGTCTGGGTTGAAATCAAATATTTGAAACGGGGGACAGGGCAATGAGTAAAGTCGTAGTCATCGATCCTGGACACGGCCTTCCCGACCCGGGGGCCTGCGGGAACGGTCTACAGGAGCATGAGCGTGCCTTTTACTTGGCACAGCTTGTGCAAAACGTATTGACTCGCCACGGGGTAACGGTCTTTCTCACCCGGAACGGAGAACGTTCATTATCAAGTGCAACGAGTTTAAGAGCGAATAAAAATGAAGATCTGGCAGCACGCCAGCGATTTAGCAACAGTAAAGCCACGGACTTCTTCCTATCCCTGCATATGAACGCCAGTAGCGAATCGACAGCAAACGGCTATGAAACGCTTTGTTATTCACAGAACAGGCAGATTGAAGCGCTTCACACCGCGGTGAAGGAGTTCCTGCAGCAGTATGGACTAAAGGATCGGGGCATCAAAATACGCACGAATCTGGCGGTCCTGAAGGTTAAGGCGAAGGCGGCGCTGCTTGAATGCTTTTTCATAACAAATCCGAAGGAAGCAGCATTGATGAAAGATGGTGCTTTTTTGCTTGAACTGGCGGAAGTCATTGGTAAGGGTGTGTTAGCCGCGATTGGTATTGCCTACGTACCAATAAAGAAGCCAGCAGCACCACAGCCTATTCAGCCGAAGGGGGAACAGCAGTTGATGAAAGCGGAAGACGCTAACAAAGTCATTCGTATTTTACAGGATAGATGGAACGCGGCTACATGCCAGGACGAGAGGAAAGAAATAGGGCGGCTTGCTGATGAGGTGCGTGTCGCTGCTGGAATGAAGAAGGTGAACAGCTGATGAAGGAGCGGTTGAAAGACCCGTTTCTGTGGGCCGGCTTTGGCGGATTATTGTATCAAATATTAAACATAAAAGGAGTCATTGTTCCACAGGGCCTATGGGAATTAGGATTAGACCTTATTAGCTATGCCTGTATCGGTGTCGGGGTAGTATCAGGATATACCGGAAAACAGAAGAAGGAATAATGATTAAGCCCCGCTGTCCGTATGGATAGCGGGGCCTTACTATATGGCTAACAAACATTACTTAAACGAAAGCTGAATGTTTTTACGAATACAAACTCTATCTCCATACTCTTTGTAACTTAAACATTTCCTGTATATATCCATATGTTGAAACAGGTGACATAATCATTTGATAGAAAAGAACGAACAAAAGAAAGCCAAGGAAGTTTTTACGAACTTTTAAATTCAATGGTTTAAAAACATATTTCTTTTGAAAGAAATAAAGTAAGCTATAGCTAATTAAGGTAAGCGGCAAAANATTCAATGGTTTAAAAACATATTTCTTTTGAAAGAAATAAAGTAAGCTATAGCTAATTAAGGTAAGCGGCAAAACAAACAAAGTCATCGGTCCAACAATCCAGTAATGACCAAAACATGCGAGAATAAGTCCGGGAATCCAAAAGAAGGTGTAGGTGAAATCCAGATAAGGCATAATCAAATTAATAAAGGTTAAATATTTTGTGTATACTTGGGATTGTTCCCATGGTTTAATTTCCCTTAGNGAAGTTGGCAGGCACTTCCGTGAAAGCGACTGCCAAGGGTTCAA